AGTAGCTAATGAAGAAACACATACTTCTGAAGAAGGTCATACAGAAACTGCAGCTACAACTGAAGAAACTTCCCACGAAGGTACTCCTGCAGTAGCTACAGGTGAAGAATCTCACACTGAAACTACTGGTACTCCAGTAGCCTCTGGCACAACTGAGGAAAATCATACTTCTGAAGAAACACATGCCGAAGAATCCCACGAAGGTACTCCAGTAGCTTCTGGTGCAACTGAAGAAACTCATACTGAGCAACCAGCAGCTCCTGCAGCAGGCGAACACAACGAAGATCATTTATAATATTTTAAAGATGTAAGGGAACGAGTGATATAATGGAAACACATATTTTGACTATTGATGGTACCGATTTAAGCCAAGTAATAGATAATGAAGAACCTGGTGTCGTCCAGGTCAAGACAATTAACTTTGTCATTTGTAGTATAATTAATATGGTATCTATATATAGTAGTATGGTTCCTAGAGTATCGGGGTTTGGGAAATTAGATCAGGATAGGAACAGTATTGCTACTAAGGCACATTTAAACCTAGTCCACGGTGTCCTAGATAGTATCATTAATGATAAAGTCATTAATGTATTAGATACTGGTATCGAGAATAATACACCCATTACTATTGATGAGCTCCTAGAGTGCTACTGTAGTGCTAATAATAAAATCTTTGATAAGTTTTACCGAAGAAGAGTGATCAAGTACAATAATACTGAACGTTTACACGTTTATGACTTATTAAAGTGCTTCACCCTAGTTGGTGCTATGTGTAGAACTCTAGGTGTTTATGATAGTGACCCCGAATTTGTCACTGATGTAAAAAATAACTTGTATAACGATAAAGTAATTATAGATAGAGAGTTCTTTATGAATCTATATGAGCTAGTCAGAAAAGTAATAGATAAAATTGAACGAAGAAAATTGGACTATGGGACACATATATCTAAAGATACTCTAAATTCTAGAACGATTGATACATTAGTAGCAGAAGATGAATACGGTGCTATAACTAATAAAGAAGCACAAAAAATAATAACGAATCTCGTTAAACGATGCATTATTCTTTCAGGGAGTCTATAAGTACTATAATTTTTTTGTAATTTATTTTTTAAGTCAACTCCAAATTACAAACTAATAGATATATTTCGAAAAAACTGTTTTTACTATATAAGAATCTAGCATGTAGCTGTCTAATCAGAAGACAAAACTTATACATTATATTTTACACAGCAAGACTATAATACTTTTTTACAATTATCTCCCCAAGATAGTTGTAAGGCAATCATTCGTTTCGTTAAACGATAAAAAGAATCTAGAGCCATCCCAACCACACTCTAGACAAAAAACAAAGGACCCCAGTATAGGCAATGCCTATACTGGGAGTTCTTTTTACTTAAGGTCTAATATAGTTTGGATAATATGATCCAATCTATAGGTCAGACTTTTCTTTTGATCATCCAATACAATTATATTCTTCTTGTATTCGACACTAAAACGGTCAAGTGTTGTATTTTCATCACTAGATTCGATAGACTTTAGATTTTCGACAATCTTTTCTATATCCTCTTTATATAACCCTTTAACGTATTCGGATATAGTTATAGTAATGACATTGTCCATATCATTATTCTTATTAACATACACCGCTATACATTTTATATCATAAAAGTGCGCACTGTCGATAGTTATAGTGCGACATACACACTTAAAGTCTGTATTGCAGTCTAGCTTTCTTACACTATGACCAATACACACTTCAATGCTACCACTTTGGCTGTATGACACTCTGTAAAGTTTTTCACTCTTATCCAGCACTTCTAGTGTTTTTAGTGCCTCTACACTGTCAATTACAGAGTATGCTAATTGTCTTAACATTGGGGATGTAATATTCATAATTGTTTCCTCCTTAAATAATATAACCAATTATGTATACAGTTATAATATACAATCAAAAAAAAAACCGATTTACGAGACCCTGTAAAAGTGCTATACTTGAACAACTCATTAAGAAGGAGGTATATATAATGGCAATACCTAAGTTTTTAACTAAAGAAGGCGACTCTCTTATCTTTAACGGAGAAGGCGAGTTAGTATTCTATATCCCAGAAGATTACTTTAGATCTGATGGTAATATGAAATATGCTGAATTTGCTGGTGAGTATGTAAATACACTAGGCTTATTCAATTATGAATTATTCGATAAGAGTGGTAAATCTGAATTAGGATTAAAGATGTTTTACTTCCCTATGGTTATATCTTGTATGCCTAATCAGGTAGATAAAGTTAAGGATTATGTAATCGATAAGAAGACACCTATCCCTAAAGACTATCGTATACTACGGTTCCATAAGGGCGATATTGTAATTCTAAATACTAAGTCTCCAGAAGATATCATTAACGTAGAAAATATGTTTAAGATCTTCTTGATTACAGGTAATATTCCTAATACAATCCCATATGACCAATTACATACTTTCCTAATGGATAGTATCAAATACAATGGTAACTCGTTTGGTATCTCTGCTCAAATGTTTGGGGTGATTATATCCCAAGTATGTAGATCAGCTAAAGATGAAACTATTCCATTCCGTCTAGCCAAAGATCCTAATATGAATAACTACAAATCTATTTCTGTTAAGATGGTACCTAAGTATATTTCTCCATTTACATCTATTACATCAGAAAACTGGGATGATGCTGTAGTCAATGCTATCATTAATGATAACCAAGTTGACTCTCCAATGGAAAAAATTCTTATGGGGTAATACACCCTATAAGGCTTATATCCAACATAGATGTAAAAGTTTAGTAATATTATAATATGACTAACCTGTAAAATTTGTATTTTAAAGGAGGAACACATATGATTGGTACTACAATCATTCTAGAAGATCAGTCCGATATTCCTTCCCTGCAGATATCTGACAATACGACAAGACCAGTGGTCTTTTCGGCTTTCACTTCTGATAAGGGTACAGAAGACTATATCCATATCCAAGGTAATAAGTTCTTCGAGCAATATGGCGAGATCTCTTTCCAACGCCATGGCCAACCTTTACTTCAAGCTGCTAACGTTATCAACAATGGCGGTATCTTGTATGCAAAACGTGTCGTGCATCCTGATTCCACATTAGCTAACTTTGCAGTAGTTGCTCATCTTAAAGAAGATAAGCAACAATTATTCCGCTACCGTCATGATGAAAACTTCAATATTCTTCGTGAAGAAGTTGAAGAAAACGGTGTTCGTGTTTTGAAAGAAATTAAAGACGAAGAATACTGGTTAACTTCTGACGTTGCGTTGTATGAAAATGAAGCTGATCGTCCTCGATACATCAAAGAAGAAATCATGCAATTAGGTGAAGCTGATGGTTTCGAAACACCTATCACTGATCCTGCTGCTGTTGATACTGATCCTCGAGTTCAAAAAGCTATCATCAATACATGTGCTATTAGCTACTCTATCGAATCTATCGATTCTGAAACTTTGTTAAAAGAAAAGATCGGTAACGATATTAAGAAATTAGCTGATTATGTATTGAAAAAGAAAGGCAATGCTGTTACAGTAGCTGAAAAGTTCACTGGTGAAGCTATTGCTGCTGGTACACGTATGCATGACTACTTGTTATTCGTAGTAACTGACAATGGTCGTGGTGTTTCCAACAAACGTATTCGTGTATCTCTTGATGATACTTTGTCCCGTACAGCTGAATCTGCTCGTTATAAATTAGACGTTTACGAGAACGACGTTGCTTTAGAAAGCATGATCTTCTCCTTGAACCCTGATGAATTAGAACGTGGCTACAACTTGTACATCGACTCTGTATCCAAACGTTCTGCTGCACAAATTAAAGTACATGCTTACGAAGAACAAACTAACTTATTCTTCCAAGCTGTAGCTAAAATGTCTGGTATTGACGAAAACGTATTGAAAACTTCTGACATTTTGAATGGTCGTGATTATCGTGGTCAAGAATTTGCAAAAATTCATATCAATGATAAAAACGAAGCTGGTCAAACAACTACTTACTTAAACGTTTCCGAAGGTCACTTCCTTAAAGGTGGCGACAACGGTAAATGGGGTCGTTATCCTCTAGCTTATAGAGAAAAATTAGGTGCAGAAGATGCTCGTAAACTAAACAAAGCTTACCGCATTCCTTACGATGAAGAAATGAAGAAAGCTTTCGATGGTACATTCTCTGATGATATCTTCAACACTGATAATACTCCAATCGACGTTGTAGTTGATGCTAACTATGCATTACCAGTTAAAACTGCTATCGTAGAATTGTGTAAATTCCGTCAAGACGTATTCTTCTTCCGTGATTACGGTATTGGTATGAATACATTATTGGCAATCAAATCTAAGAAAGATATGATCGGTGGTATTGATGCTAACCGTTCTCGTTTCGTAGCTGACTATTGCCAATCCTATGATATCTATGACCCTTACACAAACAAACAAATCACTGTAACTATCGGTTATGATATTGCTCGTTTGATTTGTATGCACTTCGGTAATGGTCGTAACTTAGTATGTGCTGGTGAAGCTAACAGCTGGATCGTTCCTAACGTTATCGATAAAACTGTATCTTTCATTCCTAAAGTTACTCCTACATTGGATCAACAAACAAAAATGGAAGATATGCGTGTAAACTATGGTATGAATATCAATAACGTATTCACATTAGTTTCTGAATATACTTCTCAGGACCGTTACACTCAATTATCTTTCATCAACAATGTACTTACTGTACAAGAATTGATTAAAGAAATTCGTCGTCAATGTCCTAAATCTCGTTACAAATTCATTACTGGTCAAGACTTTGAAAAATACAAAGCAGACGTTAACCGTATCATTGAGAAATTCAAATCCAAATTCGCTTCTATCGAATTGGTTATGGAACAAAATACAATCTATGCTGCTAATAAAATTGTATACGCTTCTATCAAAGTTAAATTCAAAGACTTCGTTCAATACGAAATCTTCCGTATTATTGCTGTCCCAGTTGCTGAAAACGTATAAGGAAAGGAGAACTAAACAATGGCTTTTACAAACGGTGAAATTCCTTTCATCTTTGATGGTACAACTGATACCAAAGACCTAACTGGTTATGCCCTTTTCCGTGGTACTACTGACTGGGCTAATCTACAACAGTTTAACCAATTTGAATCTGGCTATTCCTTACTTATCGTATTGGATATTCCTCGATTCCTATCTGAGTTGGCTGACCGTAGCACTCGCTACAAAAAACTTATCGATACTTACGTTCATATCTTGGAATATGAATTCCGTGGTTTGAGTGGTCTCGATAACATGCAATCTGAAACTGCAGAGTTGACAAATGGTATCCAATCCATTAACGTAATCAACAAAGTTACAACTCCATCTGCTTCTCAGATCTCCATGCGTTTCTTCGAAAAAGCTGGTTCTGTAATCACTAAAGTACATGAATTGTACTTACGTGGTATTAAAGACCCTACTACAGGTATTAAGCACTACAACGGTCTTATCGACAAAGGCGTATTAGATGCTGGTTTCGAAAACGAATGTTTCACATTCATGTATATCGTAACTAACAACACAATGCGTAATATCGAAAAAGCATACTACTTGGTTGCAGCTCAACCAACTAATGCTGACTTCTCTGAATTGTACAACTCTGAAAAGGGCCAATACGAATTCAAAGAATTGTCCGTTGAATTCAACTGTGTACCTATCTCTAACTGGTACATTAATGAACGTGCTCAACAATTACTTGACTGGGTACGTAAAGGTACTATCTGGAACGAATCTGAATTCCGTTACAGTGGTACTTTCAATGCATATCATAAAACTCTTGTTAGCAACGGCACTGGTAATACTGGTGGTACTGTTGACTTCCCAGGTTAATATGTAAACAAAACTCCCTATATAGGCAATGCCTATATA